CCTGCGGCGGTGGAAGGCGACATTATCAATATCACGTGGTTTAAGCGCTATCGCTATAAGCCACGGTTTAAGCGTATTGTGCAAAGCTGGGATACCGCGCAAAAAGCCAACTTAAAAAACGATTACAACGTCTGTACGACCTGGGGCGAAACTGAAGAAGGCGATGATTATTTAATCGACGTGTATCGGGAAAAAATGGAATACCCGAAGCTCAAGCGAGCTGCGATCGAGCAAAAGAAACGCTGGAACCCGAGCGCGATATTGATCGAAGACAAAGGCCACGGCACGGCCTTAGGCCAGGAGTTGAAAGAATTGCCGGGCTATAACGTGATTATGATCGAGCCGGAAGGCGACAAAGTCACGCGCATGAGCGTGGAATCGTCCGCTATCGAAGCCGGCCGGGTCTGGCTGCCGGAAGAGCATATAGAACCGTGGCAGGCCGAATTTGAAAACGAATGCACCAATTTCCCGGCCGTTAAACATGACGACCAGGTTGACTCGATGTCGCAGTATTTATTTTGGAAACGTAACCCTAACAAGAAAAAGGCCGATTATCGGTCTTGGAGTTTACCGTGGCTATAGACCGTACCTCAGACCAATTTTTGCTGGATGCCTACTCCGGCCAAGGCGGTTTTGCGACCGGCGAATACCTGGTTCCGCACCTTCGCGAATCGGATAATAAAATCAAGCGCCGCAAAGAACTGGCGGTATATCCCAACTACACGCGCAAAATCGTCGATGTGATGATGGGCTTTTTGTGGAAACAGGCGCCCAGCCGCGAAGTTGACGACCTGTATTCGAAATTTGCCATAAACGCCGACGGCGCCGGCACTAAGCTTGACGACTTACTGTTTACCTATCAGCGCTTGGCGATGATCTTGGGGACGGTGTACATCATTGTCGATAAACCCCAAACCCAAGGCCAAACCAAGGCCGATCAGGCCATCCCTTACTTGGCCTTGCGGCTGCATAGTCAGTTGGTCGCTGAGCAAAAAAACGGGGCCGGGGCCTGGACATCGGTGACGTTTAGCGAGCAATCCGGCAAGGATACCGTTTACCGGACGTTTACTCTCACCGGCTGGAAGCTGAGTAAAGAACAAGACGGCAGCGACGTCATCGATCAAGGCGACTACGCGCTAGGCCGTGTCCCTGTGGTGCGGTGGCATATTGCCAAGCCGCTGAATCCGACAGACAGCAAATCGCAAAGCTGGGTGTATGACCTGGCCAACCTGAACTGGGACTTATACAACCAGCGCTCGGAACTGCGCGAACTGTTTCGGGCGCAAACCTTTTCGATTTTTTCCTTGCCCGTGGTCGATGCCGCCGAAAAAGAGAAGCTGAAGGACTTAACCATCGGCACCGATAACGCCTTGACCTATAACCCGACCGGGGGCGGAAAACCGCTGTTTGTCGCGCCGCCGCCCGATCCGATCGACCAGTATATGAAGCAAATCGCCGCAACGGTCGATGACATTTACAGTATTGCCAACCTCGAATTTGTGGGCGGCGTACAGCAAAGCGGCGTTGCAACGGCGTTCCATTTTCAAGAGGCCAATAGCTCATTGCGCGGCATGGCCGGGATGGGCGAAGTCGCCGAAAACGAAATCTCTCAATTGGTGTATCTGTGGCAATCCCAAACGTTTACCGGAAATATTGCCTATCCGAATGATTTTAATTTGACCGACTTGCAAAAGGCGATTTCGGCAGCCATGGATTCGGTTGGCCTGGGGATGGGTGCCGAGTTCGATAAAGCGCTGAAAAAACGCCTGGCTAAGCAAATTCTGGGCAATGACACGTCGCCGGCCACGATGACCGCGATCGATAAAGAGATCGACGCCCAAGGGGATACTTACGGTGATAGGTTGGCTCGGCAGACAAGGGCTTCACTCCCTGCTACATCAGGCGGTGGTTAATGTTTAAAGTTTTACTGTGTTGGCTGTTCTTCCTCATCTTTAGCATTTACACGCGAGGTGGAAGGGCAGCGATATTTGGGTTGGGTTTTTCGACTGCCTTGTTATGGTGCGGCTATTACGTTACATCGACTTATTACTTAATAAAAAAATGACCAAGATCACCTATTTGTCCGAAATTCTGAATGATGGCACTAAAGATACGCCGTTGCAGGTATTGGAGCAGGTCAAGGAACGTATTGAATCCGGCCAGCAAGATCCTACCAAGCTGGTCGTCATTAGTTTAAACGACCGATCCGGCCAGTATGATGTCAGGTGGCAACAGGCCGGAATGTCTATGTCTCAGTTAGTGGCATTGCTGGAAATAGCTAAGATGACGATGATTAGCAAAATGGGCTATTAACTATGAGTTTTGTAGGGTACGCACCGCGTACCTTTTGGAATTTCGAAATGATTAACAACTTAAAAGGGTGCGAGATGCGTACCCCGGCTGCAACAGCTAACGCCATGGTCACCGGCGCGGAGCCGGTAGGCGGAGCGTCCGTTGGACGTAGTGGTTCGGCAGCGGGCGAAAACGAAGAGAGCAATGCGAAGTGAAACTCACAGAATTGGAACCCGAGTGGCTTACACCTGACGTTTTCATTTTTCGGAACCCGACTGGCGGCAACGACTGGCTGACGTGCAAAAGAGTGGCCATGTCGTTGCGGGATCAGCAACGGCTAGTATGGGGAGACCACATGGACCCGAGCACGAAGACCAAGTGGGTCGGCAAGAGAGTCGTGCTGACGACGCCCGGTTGCGCATGGCGCTTCGAGGGTAACGACTTCGAGACGCTGACCGTAACGCCCTCGGTGGACGCCAGTACGAGCGGGAACTGGCACGGGTTCATCACTAACGGTGAAATCCGATAAAGGGATTTAGGAATGATTGACAACGGTACGCGATGCGTACCCTACTAGACTGTTAGGCAGACTTTAAAAAATGAAACTTACAAACCAATCGAAGCGGTGTAGACACTGCGGGAAAACATTTTTCCGCCAGGCATGGAGGAATGACAGAATGTGGAATTTGCAAACTGTGTGCAGCATTGAATGCAGCATGAAACTCAACGAGGCAATAGAACAGACGCCTAACACGTAATGACCGACTACCCCGAACTCTACAAACGCCTAGCACAAGAAATCCTCAAACGCGACGGCCAGATCGGCGCGGATACGGCCGCGTTTGTTAAGCGCTTTGTCACCCAACTTAAAGCCGAAAACTGGCTGTTATCCGGCGACGCTGAAACGGTTCTGAATGAGCATTTTAGCGGCATTAATAATGCCATTAAGAACGCCATCGGCAGTGCAGTTGCGGTGGCATCCGGCTTGCCGTTGACCGCTGCAATGCTGCAATCCGAAACCGTACTGAAGCTGGCCGAGCAGGCATTTATTGAAAGTTGGCCTGACGGCTTGACCTTGTCCGATCGGCTTTGGCGCTGGCAGCGCGACACCCGGAACGGCGTGCAGCAGCAGTTGCAGGCCGGTATCCGCCAGGGCAAAGCCGCCAACGCGGTAATGTACGATATGCAGCGGGCCATTGAGCGCGGCGGTAATCGATTTAAGATTGTTACCGATCATGCCGACGACTGGGTGACAGAACTTCACCAGTCGGCCGTCGGACTGATTCACGATCCGACAGCCCGCGCTGATTGGAATAAAGTGGTCGGCGAAGCGGAAGAGCGTATCGCGCTGCTGAAGGCGACCGGTTCCCGGACGGCGGCCGAGCAAGTGTTAAAGCAAATTAAAGCGGCGGTCGCCAAAGGCTCTGAAGAGCTAATCGATAAAGCCGTCAAGTGGTGGCTGTACGACAAGCAGCTGTATAACCTGAAGCGTATTGCCCGCACTGAAATGGCAACGGCCGCACATCGCGCGGTCATTGCGTCGGTCGAGGGTGACGAGTCGGTTATCGGTTTTCAATGGCGGTTATCGGCCAGCCATCCGGTTGTCGACATTTGCGATTATTACGCCAATATCGAAATGGGCCTGGGCAAAGGGGTTTGGACTAAAGAAGCGGTACCGCATCATAAGGCCCACCCGCATTGCATGTGCCTGCTGATCCCGCGCGTGACGCCGATCAAACGGGCAGGCTCAAAGAATTATGCCGAGTTTATCCAAAACGTGAATCCGGAACGACGGGCGCAATTGTTACCCAACTGGGTCCGGGATGCGATGAAAAAAGGCACGCCGATAGCCGATTTAATTCGACCGGATGGCTTAGGATTGATCAGCCAAGAGACTCACATTAGCTCGATTAACGATTAAAGTTTATACTGATGGGAAATAATGCGTTTTAAGCGAGAAAATACGCCACAGGATAAAACGGTATAGGTTTTTTATTATCGTTAAATTTAAATGCAATTTAAACGCCTTCCTGTTGATGTTGACTAAGTATTATTACCTACGTATCGTGACAAATTAATTCGAAACACAAAGAGCCCTGGGGGAATCGGTTCCTTCGGGGCTTTTTTTTGCCTGCTGTTTATGCTGTGCCGGACATTTGTATTTACCGAACAGGATAACGACATGGCCGAATCTACCGAAAACACTCCCGCCGCAGCGAATGCGGATGCCGACAAAGACAAACCAACTCCCGCTGCTGCACCTGTAGTTGATGTTCAAGAGCGAATCAATCAAGAGTTAGCGAAACAGCAGGAGCAATTCAACGCTCAGTTTAAAGAAGCCACAGGCCACGATGACCTGAAGGCGTTTACCGAGGCGCAATTACAACAGCAAGGCAAGTTGAAAGAACTGGCCGACGCTCGAGGAGCCGAAGCGGCCGATTTTAAAGGCAAGTATCACCAAGAGCGCATCAGTAACGTGCTGCTGACTGCCGCCGGCGAAGCAATCGATCCGGCCACGGTTAAAGATTTGCTGGCCGGCCGCGCCCAAGTGGACGGCAACGGCAACGTCACTATCGACGGCAAGTCGGTGGTCGATGCGGTCAAGAAGTTGCTGGAAGATAGGCCGTTCCTGGCCAAAGCCCAAGGCGGCACCGGCTCCGGGGCTCCGCAAAATGCCGGCGGCGGTAAACAGGTTAGTCGTGCGGAATTCGAACGCATGAATCCGACCGATCAATCGGCGCACATTAAAAGCGGCGGCATCGTCGTTTAATCTCCATCACACTGACAGATAGGTAAAGATAATGCCCAACACTCTAACTAATTTAATCCCCGACCTGTATGCGGCGATGGATGTTGTATCCCGCGAACTGGTCGGTTTTATTCCGGCAGTGCATGTCGATGGGCAAGCGGCACGTGCAGCGGTCAATGAAACTGTACGTTCTCCGGTCGCGCCGCCAGCTGTAGCGACCGATATAACACCCGGTGTAACGCCGCCTGACGACGGCGATCAAACTATCGGTAACCGTACGATGACCATCACCAAGGCACGACGGGTGCCGGTGCGCTGGAACGGCGAGCAAACGCTAGGCATTAATAACGGCCCTGGTGTGCTCACGGTCCGGGCGCAGCAATTTGCACAGGCGATGCGCACGCTGGTTAATGAAATCGAGGCTGATTTGGCGGCGCTGTACAAAACCACCTCAAGAGCCTATGGCACTGCCGGCACTACACCGTTCGGCACTGCTGGCGACTATTCCGATGCGGCTTTTGTGCGCAAAATCTTAGTGGATAACGGCGCACCGACGTCTGATTTGCAGCTGGTGATTAATACCACGGCAGGAGCGACCTTCCGGGGCAAGCAATCACAAGCGCAAATGGCCGGCAGCGAGCAGCTTCAGCGTCAGGGTGTGCTGTTGGATGTTCATGGCATGTCGATTCGCGAGTCAGCGCAGGTTAAAAATCACGTGAAAGGTACGGGCGCTAACTACCTGGTCAATAACGCCGCCAATTATGCGGCCGGCGCGACAGCGCTTGCGGTTGATACCGGCACGGGCACTGTGCTGGCCGGCGATATTGTCACCTTTACTGATGACGCTAATAAATATGTGACGGGCACAGCCTTGGCGGCTGGATCGATGGCTCTCAATGAGCCGGGTTTGCGGGCGGCATTGGCCGATAACACCGCTATGACCGTTGGTAATGGTTACGCGGCTAACATGGCGTTTGACCGGTCAGCAATCTGTTTGGCAACCCGTGCGCCGGCGTTAC